GCTATGTCAACCAGAGTAGGGGTAGCAGCATCCGTGATCTCATAGACCTGCACGTTGCCCTGGGTGGTATCTTTCAGAACATTCGTAACGCTTTTAAAGCTAGTGGTCGTATCTACGTAGCCGTTGATTAGCGTAACAACCTCGCCATCCTGATACACAGCAGTAGCACCGCTACCGCTCTTCAGAGTTCTTACCCAGTTGTTGTTGCTGTCGTAGCCCTGTATGGTCACGGTCTTACCAGCGTCAGCTTCTAGGAACGCATACACACGCAGCTGCTTGCCTGCACCTGACAGATCACTGTGAGTAGGTGACTCACCACGGTCTAGTAGCTGGTAACCGATGTTGTCCTTATTGGACATTAGGCCGTAGCCGCTTTCCACGAACTCAAACCAACCGTTACGAACTGTGCCGGGGTTGCTGCACACAGCTACAGTTTCGATTGTCTCAATCTGCCGAGGCCAAGCGATACAGCCGTTGGTAGCGCATAGCGTGAACTTACCATACGTTCCCTTCCACTTACCGCTCTCAATCAGCCTGCGCTGAGCTTCGTTGATGTAGTCAGTCGTGCGCGAATCAGTAGCACACAGGTTGAGGTGCTTAGCGATCCGCTCCTTAGCTGTTCCGAGGGTGACCTTCATTATGGTGTGTAGTAGATGCGAGCGGTTCGTTTAATGAAGTAAACGCCGTAGTATGGAGGCAGGTTTGTGATTGGATCATTGTCACCACCAACTGTCTCAGTGGTAAGCACACCCGCCGCTGCAATCGAGCTGGTGTATCCAGTGCTCGTTGTGTGTCCGCTGTTCTCGTGGGCTAAGTTGTCAGTTAACCCGCTGGCATCTGATCCAGCTGTGCCGCCAGATGCTTTGTAGTAAGCCTTACCCTTATGCTGGTGATCGGGGAGCTGTCCGCTAGTTAGCGTAATCTCATCACTGCCTCCAGTGCCGTTCACATTGACCACTGTGCCTCCAGCAAATGTTCCAGCTCCCACTAGGAACTTAGCCGATAAAGCTGTGTCAACTTCCCAGAACGGTCCTGTGTAAGATGTAGCTGTAGAGGACGAGTTACCCGGAGCTTCGTATGAAAGCAGGTCAGCAGTTGTGCCTGCCCAGATCCTGCGTTCACTGCCACCAGCTGGCACTGGGTGTTTAGCAATCCAGTAGCCATCGTAGTAGACATACAGCCTGTCAGGGTAGCCACCGTCAGTTCTAATCCACGGCTTATCTCTGTCAGCAGCGGAAGGCTCAGTGTCACCGTAATTAAACAGCGAGTAAGCACCGTTGACGTAAGCTGTGGTAAGATCGACAAACGTGTCATAAAGCTCCGACACGGAGCCAAAGCATGTTCCGTCTGGAACCGTTCCCTTAACGAGAGTGACTGATTGATTGGTAGGCATTGTATTTAGCTGGGTATGATAAATTCAGATAGATGAGTGATGAACAGGAAGCCGTCATCAGAGATCAGTGCTGTCGAGGTTGAGGATGTAGAGCTTGTGCAATCTCCGCTCAGCACTGGCTGGTATGCGGATTGAGCTGATAGGTCGCTACAGCTAATTGCTGTAGACGGCGAAGCACTGACTGTCCACGTATCAGCAGCTGGAGCGCATCCAAGCGAATAGCTGAACGGGCTTTGGTCCGTTGAATCCGAGCAACTAACTGTTAGGGATGGACTACTCATACACAGCTGCTAGTGCTGCCGCATCCTCCGTATGGTTCTTCAATTACTGGGTATGCGTGCAATCGGAAGCCCTTAATTCTGACCTGACCAGTCCAACCAATCCTAACGGACATCTCGTAGCCGTTACGCATAGGAGCACCGTTGGTTGACTCGCAATCATCCTCTGGCTGAGGTAGGCGCAGTCGAGTTCTGTATTGAGGTTTGTAGTTATTGAAAGTCAGGCAGGAACCAGCGTCTGGGTCACAGTTGGATGTCTTCGCGCATTCAATGAACGTGTTCCAGTTGACCCACGCTGGATACTGGTTGGGCTTGTATTTAACATCGAAGGACACCTGACCCTCCAGCTGGTCTATCCACATCTCTCCATACTCAAGCCGCTTTAGCTCAAACGGATTCTCAAACGTGTAGCTAGGGCTCTCGATGTAGCAGCTAATACTGGTTGAGTTGTTGTCCTTCTTACCATCGCGCGTCAGCTCCCAAAGCTGAATAGGGCAGGAGGAGCTGAGGTTGAACACAAAGCAGCGCGACTCACCCTCAACATCAGCCGTTAATAGCTGTAGGAAATTGAGTCCCGTCCAAAGTCCCTCCCACGCTGCGGGCGCTTTCGCCCCAGTCCCTCCTACCAAATCGAAGTCCAGAACAGCTAATCCCTTAAAGTAAGTGCCACGACTGCTTGGCTGCGGTGTGACAGTGGACAGGTAACGGTTATCAAACAGGACACCGCTAGTGGTTTCGGCTATGCCTGTCTGTGTCTCGTTAGTTAGAAGCGGGTTGATCTCACGGCTGATCGGTATCTGACCGTATTCCTGCCACTCTCGCCTGCTGCTGACGTAAGACCTAATACCATCAGGAGCACGATAGAACATATCGCCGTTAACCAGCACGCAGCTACGATCACTAACCGCACCGTAATTGATAGCCACAATCCGAACAGTCGGATACGTGACATTCTTCCAGTCGTCTCTGCTTGTTGGGACATTGACTGCAAATACTGCATCAGTAGTGTGAACCAGCAGTTCGCCCTGACCCAAACTGCTGTCAGGCTGGTTCATAAACTTCATAGCTGTGATGTTGCCTGTATCAAGCGGCACAGCGAACGCGCCGCCCTCAGCTATGTAGGTGTTCTCCGTGAACTGAATAACCTCAGTGCCGCCACCAGAAATATCCCCAGCTACAAACTCATTGCGTCTGGCTACCCAGAGCCTGCCGTTACCAAACGCCATAGCGGTCCCAGTGGGAACCTCGTCTGCATCAGGAGATGATCTGCGGCATCCAGCACCGTTGTAAATGATCGCTCTGCTCTGACCGTCCTGTATGACTAGGTATTGCTCAGCCTGTTGGAAATAGAAAACAGGTATGTCCGGTGGATTGATGTCAGCAGTGCCATCAGACTTCTTAGGAGTAATGTCGCTGACCACACCGGAAGGCATGTCGATGCGGAAGATGTATCCACCAATAGCGCAGACCAGATAGCTATACCTGCCGTATCTGTAGTTGTAAGCGCCCTGATAGCGGCCAGTCTCCCAGATCGACTGCATTGCTTCAGCTTCCTCCGGCAGTGTAGCTGAGAAGGTAAGTGGTATGTTGTTAAACGCTGGTCTGGTTTTAGCGAAACCACCGCGCATCGTCACGTTCACAGCAAAGCTAGCCTGATTACGTGGCAACATGCTGGGAGCTTTCCCAGCGTCTATCCCGCGTTCTAGGGTTATAAACCCGTCAGAGATGCGCTGTTGATCAATGACTGGCATCAGTTAAATGCAACTACGGATATTGAATGGTCAGTGCTTGTCGTCGGGGAGGTTGCTCCAATAGTTACCGAAGCTGTGCTGCGAGCTGTTATCTTATATACGGTTTCGTCGCTAGACGAGAACACCAACGGCAGAGTAGTAGACACTGGGTCGGTGAAAGTAATGGTGAAAGCAACTGGACTGCTAGTGCTAGAAACCGAAGCTACATTCACTGAAGAGGCGTCAGCACTCGTGGTTCCAGCGGAGTGATCCCTAGTCACATAAGTCCTCAGCGCATAGCTTGGGCCTGTTGTGTCAACCCACTGAGGAGTCGAGCCGCTCAGCGACAGCACCTGACCAGCAGAGCCAATAGCCAACCTCACCCAGCTGCTACCGTTCCAGTATGCCAAGTCGCCAGCTGCGCCACCGCTGTTAGCTAGGTCAGTGAGTGGCAGTGATCCAGTAACGCTGCTACCACTGATGTCTATCTGCCCAGAAACCTGAGACCCACCCAGATCAACAGTGCCACTTAGGTCGCTGAAAGCTGGCTGCTTCCACTTAATGCCTAAGTTAAGCGTTGAGTCTGCAAATAGCGCAGTGCCGTTAGCCCCCGGTGAAAGCTTGTCTGCCGATGAGCTGAGACCGTTGAAAGTGGCAAGTTCGCCCTTAGCTGTAAGCCCAGTAATTTCTCCGTCAGCTCCAGCTGGCCCCTGCATACCAGCAGGCACAACCAGTGTGCCAGATGGGATAGTCCCTCCCGTCACGCCGGGGTCGCCAGTGTAATCCAACCGCTGCACGTTTAAGTAATCAGATCCTACCCCTAATACTTTGAAGTGACCTACGTTGGCGAAGTAAACAATCTGCCCAGCAGTAAAAGTAACGTCTGTGTCATCAGTGACGTAAGCGTTAATAATGCCTAGCGCAGCGGGAATTGTGTAAGCTGCGGTTGTATTGGTGTAGGCGCTAATGCCGTCAGCCCCGTTTGTTCCGTTGGTTCCAGCTGGGCCAGCTGGTCCCTGAGGACCGGGCGTGTTGACTGTCGTTGATGTGCAGGTTGTTTCGCAGCAGTCGGTGTTCTGGTTGAGAGTAATACCCATCGTTTGACAATCTTTTGAAAGTTTGAGGGAGTGTTCCCTATAAGGGTAAATCAGTATTTCTGAAGCCCCTACTGTCAAACGGATTGATCAAGCACAAATACAACCTCGCGTTTGACCTGCAACTAAACGAGATCGAGCTGGAGTTATACGCTTTTAGGATTAATCACAAACCTGAGCGTGGTGGACTAGGAGCCTACAAACACTTTAGGAACGCAGCTTCTATGCTGTGGCCTAAGCTGATTTGGAATCCGTGGCTTGAGAAGCAGATCGAATCGCTGTGTGAAAACCAGTGGGTATGCTGGGCAGGATGCGGAGCTAGCGGCAAAACGTATGCTGCCAGCTTGTATTCTATGGTCTACTTCCTAGCAGCACCTCTGCTGACTTCGATCATTCTCACATCAACTACAGCTAAGATGATCCGCAAACGTGGTTGGCCTGTGATACAGGATCTGTATCGCACCTGTAAGGGTGGTTACCCAGCTCACATCGTTGACAGCAAAACCACCATCCAAGCGATAAGAGGTGATGACAAACACGCTATCTTTGCTATCCCGGTTCTAGATGGGGCAACATCAAAGGCAGTCGCCAACATACAGGGTATCCGCTCTCCGCGCACGATGGTTATCGTTGATGAGGCGACAGACACCCCCGAAGCTGCGTTTGAAGCATGTTCCAACTTACAGAAGGGGACACGGGAGTTTAAGTTCCTAGCTATCGGTAACCCTCATAGCAAGTTCGACCAGCACGGCAGGTTTGCCACGCCTAAGAACGGGTGGGGTTCGGTGAGCATCGAGGATGATGAGTGGGAGACAGAGCGGGGGATATGCGTTCGCTTTGACGGAATGAAGTCTCCCAACATCCTAGCTGGAAAATCTAAGTATGACTTTTTGATTAACGAGGATCAGGTTCGTCAGGCGCAGAAGTATGACGGCGAAGACTCTCCTAAGTTCTGGAAATACACACGAGGGATGTGGGCTCCAGAAGGTGTCTGCAAAACTGTCCTCAGCGAGAGCTTGGTTGAGAAATACCGAGTAATGCACTCAGCTGTCTTCCTCACGAAAAGCGAAATGATTGCTGGGCTTGACCCTGCTTTCAACGGTGGCGACAGGTGTGTCCTTCAAGTGGCTAGGTATGGCGACTTCGACAACGGGAAGATGGGCATCCAGCTTGAGAGGAACGAGATCATCGAGATTGATGCCAAGTCATCCGAGCCCGTCCACTTCCAGATTGCAAATCGGACTCGACAGATATGTGAGGAATACCGCATCCATCCTAGTAACCTAGCTGTTGACGCTACGGGTGAGGGTGGAGGGCTGTGCGACATTCTAGCTAAGACTTGGAGCCCCCAGATACAGAGAGTCGAGTTTGGTGGTAAGGCTAGCGACAGGCCCGTATCTCCAGAGGACCACCGTAAGAGCAGCGATGTCTATGCCAATAAAGTTACTGAGCTATGGTTCAGTGTTAGGCAGTGGGCAATCAATGAGCAGCTGCGAGGTATGCAGCACGATGCTGTTATTGAGTTCTGTGGTCGCATGTTTGACGACGAGAAACGCCTGACAATCATCGAGCGCAAAGCAGATATGAAAAGCAGAACAGGTAAGTCTCCCGACTTGGCTGACGCTGTAGCTCTGGTTGTGGAGATGGCTAGAAGGCTTGGTGGATACGCCACCGCTTCTGGTAGTAAAGCTGGTAAGACTGGCTGGGATCAGATGGTGCAGGAATACGACAGTATCTACTACGACACATTTGCCTAATGAAGCGACTCATACCTACGTCTCTAACCCCTCACGGTGGTTACAGCTACACACAACAGGAAACCAATCACACTCTCACTGCCTACGACTTCCGGTCATTGGTTGAGAGGGTGATTCAACACCGCAAAGCTAACAACCTGCCAGTTCCGTTTAACATTGATGATGCTGTTGAAATGTATATCTGCCACGAGCGACCAGAGTTGTGTGAGGACCAATCCCAAAAGCCATCTCAGGCGCAGCCGCTGACATTAGCGTTGGCCGTCAGGCTTACGAAGACCCTCATAGCTGCTGGTAACAAGCGGGCAGACGAAGACGAAGCTAATCGCAGAGCCGAGATATGCGCTGCTTGCACGGATAACGTGGAGCCAACTGGGTGTAGCGGGTGCAACAAGCCGCTAGTTAAGAAAGCCATCGAGTTCATAGTAGGTGGCCGTAAAACTGCGTATGACAGCTCTCTGAAATCCTGCAAGCATTGCGGCTGCTTTAATGCGGCACAGGTTTGGATACCACTCGATGCACTACAATCAGTGATCTCTGAGGGGGAGAACGATAACCTGCCCGATCACTGTTGGAAGAAGATATGAACACGAGCAACACGCTGCCACTGGAGGAAATCAACGAGGACGGTCAGCCGCCAAAGTCTAGGCTGAACTCACCAGAGGCGGTAGTCGATCTGGTTCAGATGATGATTCGCTCTGATGAGGAGCGTAATCGCATCAGGGCTAAGGTTAAGGGTATCATTGATGGCAACCCGCCATACAGCCCAGCTCAGCTCAGGAAGACCGGACAAGCTTACCGCACCAACGTCAACTTCCGAGAAGCTGAAGCGTTCTTCTCTGTGTCTCTGACCGCTTTCTACGACATCTTCAGCGAGACACCTACTTACGCCACGGTCAGAACCAACCACGGGAACGCATCTGAGAAGGTCCAGTATTCCAGAATCATTACCGAAGAGTTCGACAGGCTTCAGAAGAAAGATCGTGAGTTTGACTACACGATGCAGATCAGCCAGCACGAGATGGTATTGTTCGGGACTGGACCTCTGGTGTTCGAGAGCCCTACTAGCTGGCGTGCGAGAGCCGTTAAAGCTGGCGACCTACTTATCCCAGAGAACACACGCAGTAACCCGACAGACTGGGAGGTTGCCGTAGTCCGTAGGCGCTACCAAGCTCACGAGCTATACCACTACATCCGCGATCCGCAAGCAGCGAGCAGTGTTGGCTGGGATGTGGACGCAGTGCGTCAGGCAATCATTAACGCTGGTCCAGAGGAGTATCGCAGACAGCGAAACTGGGAGTGGCATCAGCAGCGCATACGCAACAACGACATCCACTACTCAGCCCAGTGTAGCTTGGTAAACGCAGCTCACGTTTATGTGCGCGAGTATCCGACTGGTGATGATCCAGAAGGTAAGATCAGCTGCTACATTGTTCTAGAAGATGACGGTCGCAGCTTCCTCTACAAATACGTAGGGAAGTATGATACGTGGGATCAGGTGCTGCACCCAATGTATTATGATAAGGGTGACGGCCACCACCACAGCGTGAAGGGGCTTGGGGTGAAGATGTATCCAGTCATCGAGCTGAAGAACCGGCAGAAGTGTCATATGATTGACGTTGCTGCCACAGCCAGCTCTCTCCAGCTACAGGCTGAAACCCCAGAAGCTACGCAGAAAGCCAGCGTAGTTCAGATGGGGCCATATTCAATTTTACCTGCTGGATACCGTGTAGTGCAGAGGCAGTTCTCTGGAATTGCTGATGCACCTATCGCTGTGGACCGTGAGCTAGAGAACGTGATGCAGTCCAATCTCTCGCAATATCGCCAGAGACTGGACAAGCCACAGGGCAATCCCAAAACAGCCACTGAAGTCCAAGCGATTGTCCAGCAGGCTAGCGTGCTGGGTAAGACGCAGATCGCTCGCTACTACCAGCAGCTAGACCGATTCTTCGAGGAACGCTACCGAAGGGCAGCTGACCCCAACGTGACTGATTATGATGCGATTCAGTTTCAGAAGCGTGTTCGTGAGCGTGGTGTGCCATCCGAGGCATTGAAGGACATCGACTATATCCAAGCCAGTCGCAACTACGGACAGGGGTCAGCTTTTCTACGGCTTCAAACACTGGCTGGTCTTATGCAGATCAGCGGTCAGCTGCCTGAGTCTGGGCGTAACGCTTTGACGCGTGACTACATTGCTGCTCTGGCAGGTCAGCAGCAGGTTGGCCGGTATATGGTGGAGCCGGAAGTGGATGTCTACGCCAAAGACCAGATTGCAGAAGCTAACATTGAGAACGCAGTAATGCAGACCGGCAACCCGGTCGTGATTACTGACAGCCAAAATCACCTGATCCACGCTCAGACCCACTTAGCTAAGGGTGGAGAGCTGGCGCAAGCTGTGCAGCAGGGTGCTGACGGTTCTCAGATTGCAGAATATTTCGGGCTGCTAATTCCACACATTGGGGAACACCTGATGCAGTTGTCAGTTGACCCAAACAGAAAGACAGAAGCTAAGCAGCTTGAAGAACAACTCAACGAACTGACTGGCTTTGCTAACGAGCTAGCTAATCAGGTCACACAGCAGATGGAGCAGCAGGCACAGGCTCAGGCAGAGATGCAGGCCCAGTCAGCTGGTCCAAGCCCAGAAGAGCAGATGAAGATGGCTGCTATGGAGAGGGATGAAGCACGTAAAGACGCCGCTCTTCGTGCTGAGATAGAACGCAACAATCTCAAACTCAGGCAGGAGATGGCTCTGGCGGATGCTAGAGCTGCTGCCAACCTCTGATGCAACACAACAAAGTCGAGACAACTAATGATACTGGTTATTCCGTTCTGCATAAAGGACTGTAGAAGCGCGTTAAAAAATATTCAGTGGGCGTATGAGCTAGACGGGAAGTCAGACTTCGACGTTCTACTCTCATATGACACGGATGTGCCTGAGGCTATGATCAGGCAGATAGACGAGGCTGCGGGGAAGGCGTTTAGGAGCGTCATACACTTCTGCTACAACGAGTGGAAGGGCAGACCTAACTGGCCTAATCCCCAGAACTACGCGTTCCAATGTTTGTGCTGGGAGATCATCAACAAGCATCAGCGCCCGTTCCTGTTCTGGGAACCTGATGCTATCCCAATCAGAGAGAAGTGGGCTGATGACATATGGCGAGACTATCAGGGCTGTGGGAAGAAGTTCTTAGGCCACATAGTCCACGGCGCTATCCACCCAACATCGCTACACTTAAACGGTGTAGCTGTTTACCCACCCAACCTGCACGAATACAGCACAGCCATAATGATCCCGCCAGAAGGCGTGGCTTGGGACGTAGCTGGCAGCTATGACGGCGTAGTCCAGAACTCTCGCCACACACACCTCATTATGAATGTGTGGGAGGTGGACACCAACAACCGCGCTGTCACATACGGAGGAGTTTGCCCCACGTTTAAGAAGCAGTCAGACGTAGATGATTTGGTGGATTTCGACGCATCACTGTTCCACCGAAATAAAGATATGTCCCTCATAGACAGGCTTAGAGAACGCAGGATGGCTAAGAAGCAGGTTAACAACTCACGACGATGCAACAAAAAGTCTACACATACTACGAGAAGGTAGCTCACAAAGACGATAGTGAGCAGATGCAGATGATCTATCACTGGAGAACCAGCTGGTCAGCTCGCGGATGGTTCCCGGTGGTGCTGAACAGATCTGATGCCGAGAAGCATCCGTTCTTCCGGGAGTTCTCTGAAGCCGTATTGAGGCTTCCCACCGTAAATGCGGTTGATTACGAGATGGCCTGCTACCACAGATGGCTAGCTGTAGCAGCTGCTGGTGGTGGTTTTATGTCCGACTATGACGTTATCAACTATTCGTATGAGGCTCGCCAACCGCCAGCCGACCTGACAATACACGAGATCCACGTTGGCTACCAAACAGCTACGCCCGCTTTGGTCTCTGGAACTCCTTACGGGTATTTATCTATGTGCCTGTTTTTTGCGACATGCAAAGTAGATGAGGTATGTAGCCAGATTGGGTCAACCAAAACAACCAGCGATATGTTTGTGATCCAGAAATGCCACGACCGGATGTCCTACAACACATCCAATGACGTTATTGAATATGGTGACAACGGTTGGGACACAGCCAGCCTCGTTCACTACTGCTCAGACAAAACGAGAAACACAGACCGGCTGACCTGCTTGAAGACGGCTAGATCAATATGACACTAACAGAGTGGTGTAACTCACCGACAGCTGTAGCTAACGCACACGCGCTACAGCAGAACAAAACCTACATCGAGATGATGAACGTGATGCGAGAGGAGATGCCGCTAGTGCGGATACCTCTGGCATTTGGGGCCAGCGCAACAGACTACGCCTATGCACACGGGATGCAGAAGGGCTTCGAGTATGCGCTGAAAGTCTTAAAAGCACTGGGGCAATCATCTCCAGAGCTTCCACAGGAACCAGAGGCAACATTTAGTCCAACAAACAACATATGAGTGATACAGCAGTAGAACCAAATCCAGCAGCAGTGACGGGAAGACCGTCCCTACATCCTGAGACAAACAAAAACATCGGCTCTATGGCAGATGCTTTTCGCAGAGCTATGTCAGATGAACCACAGCCAGCACCAGAGCCAGCACCAGAGCCGGTTGCAGAACCTGTAGCTGAGGTGGAGTCAGCAGAAGTTGAGAACACTGACACTAAGGAGTCCAGAAGCGCAAAAGACTTCAAGCTAATCAAGCAGGAACGCGACGAGGCTAAGGCCAGAGTCGCTGAGTTGTTATCACAGGTCAGCGAGTTTGAGGCTAACTCAAGCGTAGCTGAAGAGCTTGAGAAGCTTCGATCAGAGTATGACGAGATGAGTAAGACGCTCAGTCTGACGAATCTGGAGCGGCATCCAAAGTTCAGAGAGCAGTTCGTTAAGCCTATAGATGCTCAGATTGACAGAGCCAAAGCATACGTAGGTGAAGCTGATCGAGCCCAGCTAGAGAAGATCCTGCGTATGCCAGTAGGCGAGGGCAGGGCAAACGCGCTGGATGAGTTGGTCGGTGAGCTGCCCGCTTCTAGACAAGCTTACCTACAGGGCATTGTTAACCGCATTGACGAGATCAGTTACGAGCGTGATCAGCAGCTAGCTGATAGCAAAGCCAGTTACGACAAGCTGGTGCAGGAGGAGTCGCTACTGTCAGAGCAGAAGTCTACGGAGCGCAACAAAGCACTGGAGAAGAGCTTCAGCACAATGCTGAAAGAAGCTCAGGACAACATCCCTATCTACCAGCTGCGCGAGGGTGATGAGGAGTGGAACACGGGTGTCCGAGAGCGAGTCAATCTGGCTAAGAAGATATTGATGGAGCAGAACAGCTTTGAGGACGCAGCAACGGCAGCTCTCTGGGCTGCTAGTGGTGGCGCTCTCGTTGAGCAGAATGCCGCATTAGTGGAGCACAACAGGCGTCTCAACGCAGAGCTATCCAAGCTGAAGGGCGCAGAGCCTAGCGCAGCTGGAACCAGCTCTGACACCAAGTCTAGGCCCAAATCGTCCAACTCATTCTCCGACCGCGTGCTTGGCGAGCTTCGCCAGATGGGGATCAGGGGAGCCCGATAATTACGGCTGCGGGGCCGTGGGCGGCAGTGACTTCCTGTTGTCTCGACTACTGTCGTTAGTTGCACCCCCGGCTGATCACGCTCACGGGTAGATCAGCTGCCGTTCCGCTATTATGAACGAGGCTATACATACAATAAGGTCACAGAGCGCAGTGTTCAGTTTGGGGTTATACCCAGACCAGAACAGCGAGCTGAATATCACTGACAATGACGGTAACCAAGCATACCTCCACCTACCGTGCGACTGCACTATGGGCTCCCAGACACTTCATCACGGGTGCTGGGACTTGGTAAAGACTCACTTTGCAACACACTCCGTGTCTGAGTCCGATGTTCCGGTGGCCATCATTGATGTGGGTGCGAGCTTTGGGTTATTTACGAGACAAATGCTAGCTGCCAACCCCTCAGTTAACACTGCATTCTGCTATGAACCGCATCCCCACAGCTTTAAAATGCTCAGATACAACCTAGCCAACATTCGAGATGTAAGGATGACCAACTGTGCATTGGGTCGAGACGCTAAGGATTTGAGCCTATATGTAGATCGCTCAAACTATGGCAACTGCACCACTAACCAGTCGTTTGCTAGCGATCAAGCCGAGGTGTTTCCAGTCAAGCAAATCAGCGCCAACACCGAAAGAAACAAGTGGGAGTCCTATTTCCCTAGCGGTGATTTTATTTTTAAATCAGACACACAGGGCAACGACATTAACATTGCCTCAAGCATAGCCCTCTCGTTCTGGGGTAGGGTCAGGTGCGCGTTCTTTGAGCTATGGCCTCAAGCTTTGGATGACGCTACGACCCAATCATTCTTCAGTATTCTGAATCTTTTCACCGTGATAATGCCGGATTCAGATCACTCAAAAAACCTTACAGCATCAGAAGCTCTGGACTGGGTTCTATCAGCCAGCCCCGGTCAGGAGCTGGATCTGATGTGCAAAAAATAATTCAGATCCGTTTGACGTTAGTCACAGCTAGCGCGACAACGGTATTGCACGATGAGCTGCGTGCATAACTAAAGCTCACCTCATTAGCCCTACAGCGATTGGCAATCGCACTGGCCCAATTCGGGATTGGCCTACCGAGCAAGTGGTGTATCCGCACTCATCTGCGTGGATGAGCGAGTGGAACATCGTATCCCTAACTTTTTCTAAGGAGAAAATTATGGCTTGTTCAACCGTGTTTGACGCATTTGCGATTGCCACAGAGAACCTCTCAGACGAGGTGTATCGCAATGCTTCTTACCGTTCTGTGTGGCTTAACGCTATCCCACGCGGAACTTTTGAAACTGGTGCTGGTGTCACAAAGACCACCTTCACTATCGAGAATAGCGAACCCACTAGCGACGAAGAAACTTGGACAACTGTTACTGCCTCTGGAGTTGGCGGTGGCGTTGGCGGTGGAGCTGGTGGTAGCTGTGCGAGCACTTTCAACGATGTTGAAGTTGGTTACTCGACCCGCAGCTACTCACCTGAGACATTCGCACTTCAGGGACCAATCATCTGTAAAGACGATTTGATATACGACCACAATGTGGACGTATTCCTGCGTGCTTACATTGAAGAGATGACCAAGCGTGCTCAGCGGAGCTGGGAAAAACGCTACGAGACTCTCTACACCAAGTTTGCATCTAAGGTTGCCGTCGGTAACACCAACAGCATCATCGACACTGAGAACGACATCACCGCTCTCACCACGCTCGGTGACGCAACCTCCACGCTGACTCAGCAATACCTCGACCAGATCGCGGTTGAGCTGATCGACCGTGGTGCTACCAACCCAGACAGCAATGGCTACATCACCTTCGGTGAAGACGGACCTGTGTTCCCTCTTCTCATCGGACTGGAAGCCAGCCAACAGATTGCGCTCAACAACAGCGAGCTACGCAATGACTTCCGTCACGCCCAGAGCGGTGAGGGAGCCACAGCTGAGCTGATGAGCCGACTAGGAGCTACCCGTTCTATTAAGAACTTCCGGCACGTTCCTAATCTGCGTCCTCCTCGCTACACCTACGACTCAGGCAGTGGCCAATACACCCGTGTTGCTACCTACCTGATGACTACTGTTGGTGCAGCTGGCGGTAAGAAGGCTGTGCTGAACCCAGCATACGCAGCGGCTCCATACGAAGCAGCTATTGTTCTGAACCCTAACGTCTTCACCTCTGAGATCGTTCCTCCAGTGAACGCAGCTGGTGGCGTTAGCTGGAATCCTACCAGCTATATGGGTGAGTGGCAGTGGGTGACCGGTGGTAACAAGATCCAAAACCCAGCAGCATCCTGTCTGGACCCGCTGGACAAATTGGGTCGCCACTTCGCAGAGTTCAAACACGCCCCACGACCAGAGTTCCCTACCTACGGTATGACTCTGATCTTCAAGCGTGCCTGTGGCGTTGGCTCCGCACTGAGCGGAACTGACGTAACCACCTGCTCTAGCTAGTAGCTAAACAATATTCAACCAGTGACCCGCCTACGTGCGGGCGGGTCACTGGCCTTAATAAACTCGACGCAGCAGAAAACAGTTTATGAATCAACCACAGATCTATTCGGACGGAGTAACCCAGTCGGTGACTGACTCTCCGTTGAGGGTGCAGAATAAAATTCTAGGCGCACTCAAAAACTTAGGAGGCGAAGCTGCCTCCCTCAACAACGATACCGTAGCTGACGTTACAGACGCAGCTAGCACGGTTCTGGCAGCGAACGCTGCTCGCAAATTTCTTAGCATTCAGAATATCGCTGGATCGAAGGTCTACATCCGCTTCGGAGATGACCCAGTGATTAGCGGAACCAAACGGTTCTCGTTTATTCTGAAGGCTGCTGCTTCTGCTGATGCTGGAGATGGTGGTGTGGTCACATTACAGGGCTACACTGGAACGGTTCACGCCGTTTGTGCCAGCGGTCAAACCACCTCTGTCGCTGTAACCGAGTTCAACTAAAATGAACCTGCGGTTCGGGCTAGACCTGAGTGAAGAGCTGCACACCTCTCTCGATATGGGAGGCCTCAACAGTCTCTGCATACTCACGGACACTGACGGAGCCACAATTGACGAGTCACTACTGATAGATGATCTGGGCGACTACCTGATCACCAGTGACGGCTTCTCGCTGACAGCCTTCGCAACCGCATAACTCTACTACCACTATGGCAAATAAACGGATTAAAGACCTAACGCAGACAGCTACAACTTTAGCTAGCGACGACTACGTAGCTATCGACGGCTCGTCGAACGGCACACGTAAAATCGTTAAGGGCGATTTGGTCAACGACATCAGCTCGCAGGTAGCTGGGACATACCTAGACGAAGCAAACAATCTCTCTGACGTAGCTAGTCTCGACACCTCTAAGCTTAATCTCGAAGTCCCAGACGTTGGCACTGCACCCAACGAGGTTCCGCTGAACGGTATGCTGGGCGATATGGCCTACCAATCGTCTGAGGGCATATCAGTTGATAGGCTTGAGGTGACGGACCACATCGAAAGCTTTACAGTCAAATCAGATGGCACTTCCGACAGTCCCGCAGAAATAACACTGCAAGCCGAGGATGGCTCGATAAACACTGACGACCGCATTGGCACACTGTCTATCGCTGGGATGGACAATAGTGCCACGCCACTGACTGGGGCAAAAATCGAGGCCAAAGCTGATTCAACGTGGAGTGCGTCAACCGCACCAACTAGGCTAGAGTTTTCAACCACGCCAAGTGGGTCAACCTCACCCAGTGTGAGGGCAGTAATAGATAATCAGGGCCGGGTCGGCATCGGGACATCTACGCCGGGTAGCTACAATAGCAACGCCAATAATCTGGTTATTGGTAGCGAAAGCGGAAACAAGGGCGCAACCATTGTCACTGGCACTGCCAGCACTGGATACATATTTTTTGCTGATGGCACTGGCGCAAATGCGTATAGGGGGCGAGTAGCTTACAACCACGCAAACGACGAACTGATATTAGGAGCCGGTGGGGGAAATCGAGTATCTATCAACGACCCCGGTGACTTGGAGGTGCTGCAAGGCAACCTCGTTATTGGAACGAGTGGTAAAGGCATAGATTTCGGGGCTGTTGCTAGTGGAACTGGAACGGTCACCCCAACCACTGGGGGATTACTTGACGACTACGAGACTGGAACTTGGACGCCTGTGTTTGCGCCCGACAGCGGCAGTTTTGCAACCGCAACCACTCATGTGAATTCCGCTAAATACACCAAAATTGGAAATGTGGTGACAGCCAATTGCTACATCCGAAGTGACGGAACCCTCGATACAACTGGAGGGTCAGGGACTGTTCAGATTCACGGTCTTCCGTTTACCTCAGCAGCAAACTCGTCTATCAGCGTCAGTGTTGGCTACGCATACGGTTGGTCTGCCGCTCCGGCTGGAGGCTACGTTATGGGAAATAATAACAAAATACTGCTTACCAAACGATATAGCACCACAGACGGCCACCTAATTGGAGGCAGCGTGAGCGACCTAAACACCAGCGGTGGTTCAAATAATCAAATCATGATTTCGGTAACCTACCAAACCGCCTAACCAATTTACCCCGTCTGGACTGACGGGATGGACCAAAACAAATCATCATGCTAACTGAACTCACAATCGTTGATAAAATCGAGTGCCTCGCCAATGGGGTGCTTCAAATCAGAGACCGTCACCAAATTCTCAAAGACGGTCAGGAAATCGCTGCCAGCTTTCA